AATTACTGGGAAGACGAAGACGAAGACCAAGATAACGATACACCTCTGCAAGGTGATGACTTAGTTAAGAAACTAAGAAAAGCCAAACGTGCAGATGAAAAGCGTATCAAGGAACTTACTGAGCAACTTGAGGGTTTAACCAAGGTGCAGCGTGAGAGAGTCGTCAAGGAAGTCCTAGAAAAAAAGGGTGTAAACCTTAAAGCAGCAAGACTAGTATTAAAAGACTTAGATGATGTTAATGAGGAGACAGTTTCACACTGGCTCGATGATAACGCAGATTTGTTTGGAATCAATGTTCCTGCTCAGTCTAATGCAGATAACGTATCTCTTGCGGCATTACGCCAACAAGATATTGTTACTCAAGGTGCAGTTACACCAGACCGTGAACAAGACTTTAATTCTAAGATTGACAATGCTCAATCTGCTGATGAGTTAATAGCGCTTATTCGCTCACAACAATAATACTCATAGTCACTTGGAGGTGACAAATGCCTAATTCATATGTATCAACAGGTTCTTCCTCTTTAGGAGGTACCGCTGGTGCTGCTGGTTTGGTGCAGAAGGCGTATGACCGTCTTCTTGAGTTTGCTCTCCGTTCTGAACCACTAATTCGTTCAGTCGCAGACAAGCGTCCAGCACGCCAAGCAATCCCAGGTTCAACAGTTGTTCTACAACGCTATGTTGACCTATCTGCTGCAACTACAGCCCTCACAGAGGATACTGACCCAGATGCAGTAGCAATGTCAACACCAACCTCAGTAACCATTACTCTTGCAGAGTACGGTAACTCAGTGTTGGTAACTCGTGCATTAGAGTTATTCTCTCTTGCAGATGTTGACCCTGCAATCGCAAACATTATCGCTTACAACCTAGCAGATTCTATTGACTCCGTAGCAATGACAACATTGCGTGGCGGTTCAAACGTAATCTACTCAGGTTCAACAGCAACTTCAACAGCAACAATTACTGCTGCTGCTACATTATCATCTGCAAACCTACGCAAGGCTGTTGCTAAGTTACGTGCTGGTAAGTCCGTTGCTCGCAAAGGTAGCCTATACTGGTGTGGTATCCACCCAGAAGTTTCACACGACCTTCGTGCTGAGACAGGTTCTGCAGGATGGTTGCTTCCTAACCAATACGGTTCTGCACAAGACCGTATCTGGGCTGGAGAAATCGGAACATACGAGGGTGCATACTTCGTAGAGTCTCCACGTCTATACAATGCAACAGATGGTTCTTCATCTGCTCGTGTATACCGCACAATCCTAGCAGGACAGCAAGCATTGGCCGAGGCAGTTGCCGAAGAGCCACACGTAGTAATCGGACCAGTAGTTGACAAGTTAATGCGTCACCGCCCAATGGGTTGGTACGGCGTACTTGGCTTTGCACGCTACCGTGAAGAGGCACTATACAGAATCGAATCAGGTTCTTCAATCGCTTAGTTGATTGACGCTGTAGCAGGAGTAGAAATATTCCTGCTACGGAGTAAGTTCATTAAGGAGAACTATGGCAGACTACGTCTTTAAAACCCCCACAGTTCGTGAGGGTCCAGCAGGAAAGCATAGACTATTTTACTTCTATAAATTAGATAGAGGTATTAGTATTGCTAAGAGTGGTGGGGTATACTCACGAGTTCGCTATGTTCTTGATGAAACAATAGACGATTATCAGGAATTTTATCGTGGCGGATACAATTATACAGTTGATGATGCAACCAAAGCAGCACTTATTGCTGGTGGTGTAGGGATAACAGAAGCAAACTTTACAGCAGTATAGGGGACAAATGAAACACTGGGAACATCATCCAGAACCAATTGATGGATGTTTTGGATGTAAAGGTTTAACTCTTCAGATGAATTCTGGAGATGCTAAAAGAGATGTACCAGATAAGAAATGGAACTCTGAGTTACAGGCTTATCGGGACGCAAGAGCACAAGGAATACAACCAGCAGGAACAACTATGCGTCACGTACAAGAAGCGCATAGGGCTTCAGAAGTATTAGGTAAAGCGTATAATGCGGACACTATGCCTAAGACTAAAGACATAACCCCAAAAGCCGCAGCCGTAATGAAAGAGATAGGACAAATCTAATGCCAAAAGTAGGAAAGAAGAAGTTCCCATATACCGCCAAGGGCAAAAAGGCTGCAAAGGCTTATGCTAAAGGTGAGAAGATGGAATCAAAAGCAGAGAAGATGATGGAAATGCGTAAGGGTATGAAGAAGATGGGCAAGAAGAAGTAATATGAATACCCCTAAGCCAAAGCCAACTGTATTAAAAGGCAAGGCAGCAATTGCCGAATACCAGAAACAAACATCTAAAAAGGGTATGGCTGCAGCCGAGGCTGCTGCTAAAAAAGCACTAGAAGAAAAATACCCAGGAATGTATATACCTGAAACTCGTACTGCTCGCAGATTAGGAACAAGATAATAATGAAAAAAGCAGCAGCAAAGAAAAAGATTTCCAAGGTTATGAAAGAGTATAAGGCTGGAACTCTTAACATTGGTAAGTCAAAGAAGATGGTAAAGTCTAAGAAGCAGGCAGTTGCTATTGCCCTATCTCAGGCTGGAATGTCAAAGAAGAAGAAGTAATGTCATCGGGTCAACGCAAGCGTCACGACGGTTGGAATAAATCAATTATGCGGGACGGCGTAATCGTTATTCTTCGGAAGGACGGAACTGAAAAAGTCCGCCTTGACCCTAAGACAAAAGAAGTTATTAAGGGGAGCAAATGAAAGATTCAAGATTAGCAAGAGCAGGTGTATCTGGCTTTAATAAGCCAAAGCGTACACCTAATCATCCTAAGAAGTCACACGTAGTAGTGGCTAAGGTAGGAGATAAAGTAAAGACTATTAGATTTGGTGAGCAAGGAGCCAAGACAGCAGGTGCTCCTAAGGCTGGCGAATCAGAGCGTATGAAGGCAAAGCGTAAATCTTTCAAAGCAAGACACGGAAAGAATATTGCTAAAGGTAAAATGAGTGCAGCCTATTGGGCAGACAAGGTTAAGTGGTAATATGAGTACCAAGGGGACGAAAGATTCTGTAGCACTAGTATGGTGTGATAACGGAATGGTAGATGGTAAGTTTATGCAAGGCGTAGCAGATGTAATGCTAAAGTCTGGCGTAGAGTTTGCTACAACATTACGTAGC